CCATGAACTTCATCACGCCGTCGTAGCCCATCGCGCCTTGCAGCTTGTCGAGCGTCGCCGCGTCGATGCCGGCGCCTTGCGCGAACTGGCGCGCCGCCGTCACCTGCTGGTCGTACGCCTGGCCCCACTCCTGTTTCAGCGCTTCCTGCTGCGCGAGGTTAGCGGCTTGCGACGCCTGCTGCTGGGCTTCGGTCATGCTCGCGCCCTGGCCCTCGTACCACTTCACCAGCTCCTGCGCCTGCTGCTTGTTCAGGCCCAGTTCGTGGAACTTCGTGGCCGCGGTCTTGGCGAACGTGTCGTCGGCGCCGTCGGGCAGCTTGATTTCGTAGCCGGTCGGATCCGCCGGGCGTCCGAGCTTCGAATAGAACGCATCCAGTTCGTCCTTCGCGGCGCCCTCGCCGGGCAGGCGCACGATCTTGTCCGCCGGCGCGCCGACGAATTTTTCCAGCTGCTGGTAGCTGGTGAGCACGTCTTTCGGGGCTTTCCAGCCCTTGTTTTGCACCAGGCCGACAGTCACTTCGTCGGCGTCGGGCAGCCAGTCGATGGCCGGCGCGGGGGCTGCGGGTGCCGGGGTCGGCGCTGCCGCGGCGGGGGCCGGTGCTGCGCCTTGTCCGCCGTCGGCGGGGGCTTCGATGGTCATGGGTCTTCCTCGGGGTTAGGCAGCCAGACGGCTGCGAAGCTCGTAGCCCATCAGGGGCCAAAGTTTGCTGACGGCGTTCTGGCGCGCGATCTTGCGGCCAATCTCGGCGTCGAAGTTTTCGGGACTGGCGCATGCGCTCTCGCCGGTCACGGTGAAGCCATTGCGCAGGACCAGAACACAGAAGGTGAGCAACGGCAGCGACGGCGGCACGCCGACCGAGGCGCCACGATCTGCTGCGCCAAGGACGCCGGCAGCCGCCGTGAAGTAGTGCTCGCTGGCGATGTTCGCCTCAATGTCGCCGGGCGTGATGCGCGGCGCGGTCAGTCCTTTGGCCCTGATTTCCTGCTCGATTTCGTTGTCAGCGTCCATACGCCCCCTATTCCGCTGCGGTGTCGGACTGGTCGCGGCGCCGCAGCAGTTCGCTCGCGTCCAGGTTGATGTACTTCTGGATGCGCAGCCACACTTCGCGCCGGCCTTCCAGCACGGCGTGGATGCGCGGATCGGCGTGGAAGCAGCTTTCTTCGGCGCGGCAAAAGGCGGCGAGGTCGGCCAGCACCTTATCGGCGACAGGCCCGGCGAACGTCCGCTTGTAGGCGTCCTGCCGTTCAATCACGATGTCGGCTTCACTGGCCATTCGCACCCGCCACTTTCATCACAGCCGCAGCGCCTGGCAGCGCCTGCGTGAGCTGCTGCACCTGCTTGTCCTGGTCGCGCCCTTCACGCATGGCGGCGATCGCCGCAGCGTCGCGCAGGAAGCGCGTGGGCATGCCGTTGATGTCGGCCACTTCAGGAATGATCGCGTCCCAGTCGAACGGGTCGAGAATCGACGGGTCCTGCGCATTGGCCGCAGCCTGCACGGCGAATTCGATGGTGCGCATGGTGCCGGCCGCTTCTTCCGCCTTCTGGGCGCGCGACAGCGGCGACTGGTACACGACGTCGTATTCGGCCATAGCCTGCTTGACGATCGGCGGCATGGGCGGCAACAGACCGGCGCGCGCCAGGATGTCCAGTTCGCGGTGAATCATCGGGCCCAGCGCTTCGGACTGTTGGCGGCCCATCGTCGGCGACAGCAGCGCGCCCTTCTCGCGCGCACGTTCCAGCACTTCGGTCGCCGTCATCTGCGGCGTGTCCACCAGGATCTGGAACAGCGTGACCAGGAATGCGTCGTTGATGCTCTCGCGCTTCTCGGCGGTCAGGTCCTTCGCGAAAGACAGATTGCCAGTCGGGAGAGCGTGAACCAAAGGGCGACCGTCAGCAGACACACCGCCGTAATTGATGGCCCCTGGCTTGAGACTGAAGCTATCAAGCACACCGTCATCGTGAGCAAGCAGAACAGGGTCGACAACACGGTGCCCTTGTTTGAGCGTCGTCTTGTTGATTTCATTCAGCACCTTGATGTCGGGCAGCGCCAGCATCGCGGGGCTGCGGCCGTATATTTCGCCCGGTGCCACGACGTAGCGGCTGATCGAATACGGGAACGTGTGGTAGCCGCTTTCCTCCATCACCAGCTTCGATGAGCAGCACACGAAGTAAGACGCGAACGGCATGCCCTTCACGTCGAGCCGACCAGGTGCGAAGTCCTCGCGCGGCATCACCGCATGGATGAATTCGAATTCCTGTTCGGGGTTTTTCTCCAGCGCGTCGCGGATCTTTTCGTGCAGCTTGTCGGCGCCCCACTTCTGCGCCGCCTGGCGCGCGGTGAACTTGAACGGGCGCAGCGCAGTGTCGATGATGCCTTGGTGGTTCTCGGCGAAGAACACTTCGCCCAGGTGTATGGCGCGGTAGCGCGTGCCGATCGGCCGGCGGTGAAAGTCGTACAGCGTGTCGGTGTACATGCAGCCGGTGCCGAAGGCGCCCAGGCCCATGTAGATTTCGTGCTGGTTGGACGCGAAATTCGCCTGCGGCGCGTAGCGATACCGGAACAGGACGTCGTTCGCATCTTCGAACCACAGGCGCGCGGTGCGGTTGCGCGACAGCGTTTTGTCCATCGGCGTGAGCGCGTGCCAGCGCTGGTTGCGCGGCGTCAGCATGCTTTCCATGGCGGCCGCGAACTTCGTGCAGGCCATCGCCGCGGTGCTGTCGTACAGCTCCTGGTTCTTCTTCACGCCGGGGCTGGTCGAGCCGGTGAACGTCTGCGCGTGAGACGGCAGAACGCGCTGGGCGATTTCTTCCCAGTGCGATTCCCAGTTCCCGCGGTTCGACTTCAGCCGCCCGAGCCGGTGAACGATCTGCTGCGCGATGCCGTCCTGGCCGAGTTCCATCAGCCCCCCAGCAGCGTCTTGCTGGCCGTGGTGGGCGTGGACGTGTCGCCCAGGCCGCCTGTTAGCACGGTGGACGCCCGCCCGCCGGCAGCCAGCTGCAAGCGGCGCTGGCGATCAGCTTCCTGCGTCTGCGCCTGGATGGCGGGGTCGACCGCCGGGGTGGGCGGCGGGGGCGGCGGGGCCGGGATACTGGGTTTGCTGAATAGGCCGGACATAGCGGAAATCCGAACGTGATGTGATTACCGCAATGTACCACATGAAGGCAAGGCCGCGCTACTATCGAAACCGGGTGCACGATAGGAACATTCAATCGGCGCGCGACTTGGCCGTGGCAGAATGCGTTCGTCGTCTGGCGCTACCACCGACAAACTCGCAAACTTCGGAAGCGGATAGCAAGTTGGCTGCTGCCGGGGCATTCACCCCCGGCCTTCGCTGGTTCGATTCCAGCCTTAATCCGATGACAGCCGGGAAAGACCGGCTCACCCCAGCACCGAATAGTCCATGCCTTCGGCGACTCGGTTGCGCCGGCCGCCGCTGCGCGACGTCCTGGTGTCCGTGCGCGACACCCTCACGGCAAACGTGAGGGCGAGCGCATCTGCGTCGTCGGGGCTGTGATAGCCGCGCGACTTCATCTTCTCCTTCGACTCCAGCATCAACTTGTCGGACGTGCTTGACGCGAACCCATATTCCGGCGCGCTCAGATCGTCCATCAGGCGGCCTTCGTTTTCGATGCAGCCTTCGCCCAGCCAGTCACGCATGCGCCCCCAGATTTCGGTGCGCTTGTTGCCGTAGCGGTCGTCGTCGGCCTTCGCGCCGAACTGCACTTCCACCACGCGGTAGCCGCGGTCCTTCAGGATGTCGACCACGCCGCCGCCGACGCCGCCCCCGTCGATCGCCACGCTGTCCGGTTTTATTTCGTCTATCAGCTCGGCGATGCGGTTGGCGCTGTACACCAGGTCCATTGACTTCCAGCGGATCGCCGGCCGGCTGCGCGCGTCCCTGCCCTGTCGCCAGCGCACCACACATTCGTCGTCGCCGAAGCGCGCGATGTCGCAGCCCATGATGAGCGGCGCGCCGCGGTCTTCCGCCGGCAGCTCGCGCGACGATGCCAGGTCGACCACTTCGCGGGAAATGAACTGCTTGTCGCCCTGCTTCGGGAATTGGCCGTACACCTCGACGCGCGCTTCGTCCGAGTCCGCGCCATACTGCCGGATGATGCCTTCGTACACCGCCAGGTCGGTGCCTTCGACGGTTCGGCTGTCGATGTGCTCGCCTTCCCAGAAGTCGCGGTTTCGATGGAATGTTTCGAAGAAGGCGCCGGTGTTGCGTCGCGGATTCGAGAAGCAGAACCAGTAGCGGTCGATCGTCGGTTCGGTGAAGAAGCCTTCGGACACGTCCCAAATCGCCTTCGGGATGCCGGACGCCTCGTCGAAGATCAGCATGATGCCGTTGTGGTTGTGGACGCCGGCGAAAGCGTCGGGCGTTTCTTCAGACCACAGCTGGGCCTGCGCATAGTAGTAGCCGCAGTCCACCTTCAGCTGCTTCTTCAACAGGTCTTCGAACCAGGGCGCGGGCTTCAGGGCCATCGCCTGCTTTTCGAACCAGTGGCTGTTGATGGCCATGGCGTGCCACTTGCCGACTTCCGCCCACGTCCTGGACTTCAGCTGCTGTTCGTTGTTGGCCGTGACGATCGTGCTTGAACCCAGGCGCGTCGAAAGCATCCACAGCACCAGCCATGCGACTTCCGCCGACTTGCCGATGCCGCGGCCGGACGCGGTGGACTTGCGCAACATGCGCAGCGCCGCCTTCTGCGCTTTGGCCATGTGGCCATCGCTGATGTGCTTCGCGATGCGCTTCAGCTGCTTCGCCTGCCACCGGCGCGGCCCGGTCTGATGTTCCAGCGGCGTGCCCTTCTGGCCCCACGGGAACGCGAACATGACGAACGCGTACGGGTCGTCGGAGATTTGAGGGGACCAAATCTCTGTCATCAACGCCTGTTCGGTCTTGGCGTCGTATAGGGGCTTTGGTTGGCTCATGCCTGCTTGTACCTTTCAGCCAGCCAGGCGGTGGCTCGCGCAACCTGCTCACGGCTTACCTGCGCGTTGTGCTCGAACGACCGAACGACGTGATCCAAGGCGCCTATCAGCTGCACCTCTTTGCAGGCGTTCTTGAGGATAGGCACTTCGACCGCTGCGGCCTGTACGGTGTCGAGGGGCATGGGGGTCCTTTTTCCAAAAATTTTCAAAAATTATAAAAAATTGGTGCTGCCCTGTCCGTGAGAGGCAGCGGCCGCGCGGCGCCGGCCCGCCCCCGCCCCCACGCCCCCGCTCACGCTTTGGGTCCCATCCGCGGCTTCCGGCCACGCTTCGGCTTCTCGGCAGGCGCGGCGGCCGCCTGGACCGCACGAGCTGTCAGGCTGGAGCGCGCCGGCGCAGGGGCCGGAAGCTGGGCGTTTGATTGTTCATCAGCGGGTCCAAGGTCGATTACATCTTTGTAATCAACGACTTGCGAATCAAGCTCATCGCGCTGGTCGCATACTGGTCGCAAAGCACGGGCGCGAGCGTCCTGCAACGCGCTTCCGATGTCGATGGTCTGCGTGACGTTGATGTCCATGCGGTCGCCCCAGTCGCGCGGCGATACCTTGGACGCGAACCACTGGCGCGCCTGGATGCGGTTGCGTGCCTTCTGCGGGTCGTCCTCGCTGTCCGCGATGTGCACGATCTCATTGGCCAGGATCTCAGCGCGGAAGCGCTTCGCGTCCGCGTAGGCATCGAGCAGGTCGGGGTTCTTTTTGAGCGTTTCGTAGAACGCCTGCGGTTCCATCCCAACGTCGCGCAGGAAGTCCACCACGCTTTCCCCGTCGAAAACGGCCTTTATGCACGCCTTGCAGGTATCAAGCGCGGCTTCAGACACATTCGTAATAAGGGCGGGCTGGTTCATGCAGGCGATGATACCCGAGTGGTGTGATTTGCTCAACGCATAGCGGGGAGCTATCGGCGATCACGGTTCAATAGAAACGCTCGTGTTGCGGAAATCGAAACATACGTGCACAATGCTGCTCATGGGCGGCGCAGTGGGCGCGGCGATAGATGGCAAGGGGAAGAACATGGCGACTTACGAATGCACCCGCTGCGCAGGCAGAGGCCGCCTAGCAGGCTTCAGCAATGTACTGGGCGGCGTGTGCTTCAAGTGCAATGGCAGCGGGGAACAAGCCGCGAAGCCGGGCAAACCGTCCATCAAGTGGGCCGTGCTGGGCGAAGATCGCAATACCGGCGAGCGCGCGCGCCTCTACAACGTCAGCGCAAAAACGGAAGCTGCCGCCATCGAGAAGGCCCGCAGCACGTTTGCCGGTGCGAGCGCAGCATTCAAGGATCAATACACCCTGTCGAACGCAATCGCCGTGCGCGCAAGCGAGATCGACCAGCAGGCCGCCTAACACCAACCCGCGCCCGCTTCGGTGGGCGTCCGAATTGCCCGCGCAAGCGGGCTTTTTCGAAACTACCTACGCCGACGCTATGACGCCTATCTACGAAGCCATCCAACAAGCCGACGAACACCTGAAGGCTGCCGACCTGCCACCTTATGGGTACCTGATTGCCGCAATGCGGGGCCCGCGCCTGGCGGCCAAGTACGGCATGCCGTCGAGCCCCGAGGCCTTACGGCGAATTGACGAACTGCTGCGGCGAGCTGGTGCGGTCTGACAGCCCGATCGCCTCACCGACGAACGCCCTACGGGGCGTTTTTCATTTGCGGGCGCTGATGGACCACGGCGCGAGATAACCGGCTGACCGCCTAAGCGGCTCCAAGACCCTCAAAACCTGCTGGAGTTCAGAAGCCCTTTGTTTTCAGGCCTTACTGCCTTGTTACATATACTCTTATTACCTATAAAATAAGTAGGTAATAGGAGTTTGTAGTAGGTAGTAGGCCCGTTGCTGACGCCATAACGACAAAAGCCCCGTGCATTTCTGCCGGGGCTCTCTTCATTTGAAACCAACCAGATTGTATGTAACCTGCTATAATCCCGCATGGTTGCTGGGTTTCAGCGATCTACTCACTTATCACCCCTCTTAGAGCAAAGGGCCTTATGAGCAAATCACCTAACCGCTTCACACGCTTAAAGCCGGGACTACTGGCCGACTTCATTCCCGCCTATCTCGCCGATAAGGGGCCTACGAAACTGGCCGACCTGGCCGACGCCGTGGAACGTCGTGTTGGCAGACGGGTTGCGAATATCACACTACAGACCGCCCTGCAAACACTTCGCAGCAACGGCAGTATAGCACAGCTTCGTCACGGCGTGTATGCCGCTGGCGATATGGCCGGTGCCACCATGCTGGAGCGCCTGACGGCTGGCAACAGGGCGCACGAAGCCGTGGCGGCGTTCTTCTTCGTGAAGGACGACCCCTTTACGCACCGCAACCAGTTGGACGCGCACCTACGCCGCGAATTGCCGGGGTTGCCACCGACTGAACCCGATTTGATTGTGCGCCAGCTCATCAAGATGGGCGTGCTGTTCCAGCGCCCCTATAACCACTTCGCCAAGGACTTGCACAAGGATGGCAAGGGCGTGGGCCTGACTGCCGAAGTGTGGGCTGACCTAGTGCAAGCGCGGGCAGACGAAGAACGCGCCCAGATGGCCGACCTGCTATCCTGAACCCCATCAACCCCTAACGAAAGGAAATCATGGAACTGAGCGAGCGTAAGCTGCTGGAGCTGGCCGCGAAGGCGGCCGGCATCAAAGGGCATTTTGTCGAGAGGTGCCCAGAGGCAGGGCATCCGATTTATTCCTGCGGAATTAGCCGGGGCGCCGTCACCCCTTTGTGGAATCCACTGACCGATGACGGCGACGCGCTGCGCCTGGCGGTGAAGCTGGGCATCGACATCATGGTGGACCGCGAGAACGGCAGCACCTGCACGTCGTTCATGTTCGGCGAGGCTGGGCTAAACACGTTCGAAA